ATCATGGGATATGTGACGGAAGGAAAGGCAAATAAGAATGTCATTATATCTGAAGCACAACTATTAGTTCAACAGGTCGTTGACGGAAATTTAGAAGTCAATCTTGCACCATGGCTACCATATGCAAGAGAGTATACATTCACAATACCGAAGAGTCAGATAGTCACAACATTTAATGTGAGACCTAACTTGGAAACAAATTACAAACTAGCAACAGGGAATAAATAATGGCAGACTTACTTAGAGCATTAGAAAAGAAGTATGAAGGTGATATCGCAGTACACACTGCAAACGTTCAAGTTTATCAAGAAAATCCTGCAGGTATCGGAGAACACCCCGATGTAGTTCATGCAATGGACGAAGAAATTAGCAAACTTGCAGAAGCACAAGACAAACTCTCAACAGTAAAAGAATTACTACATCCAAATAAAAAAACACTTGTAGAATAGTCCACTTTCTGTTATAATAACAGTATGGATTTTTATACTAATGTATGTCGTACTCGTGACAAAATACTCGTAAAGGGTTATCAAGGTAAAAAACAACATATGATGAAGGTCGCATATCGACCTAATCATTATGTCTTATCAAAAAAAGGTGAAACTGCATTCCGTTCTTTGGACGGAAGACCTCTAGAAGCAGTTAGTCTTGACACCATGGGTGGTGCAAGAAAGTTCAGAGAACAATACAATCAAGTTGACGGATTCGAAATCCATGGATACGACAAGTATATCTACACCTATATCGCAGAGAAGTTTCAAGGTGATATTGAATGGAATCAATCCCAAGTTAAAATCGCAACACTTGACATCGAGTGTGAGTCAGAAAACGGATTCCCCGAACCAACTCTTGCAGAAGAGAAAGTCAACGCAATCACAATCAAACCATTCAGACATAATTCACATACTTTTGGTATCGGCCCATGGAATGAGTGTCCTGCAAATGTTACATATCATGAATGCAAGGACGAGGCATTCCTACTCGAAGCATTTATTAAGTATTGGAGAAAGGAAAGTTTTGACGTAATCACTGGTTGGAATGTTGATGCATTCGACATGACTTATCTTTGTAATCGTGTTGATAAACTATTTGGTGAAGGTTCACATAAAAAGTTCTCACCATGGAATATGTCTGATGTCAGAGATTACAGGAACAACTATGGTCAACAAGTCATGGTGTTCAATCTATACGGAATCAATGTAATTGATTACATGGCACTTTACAAACAAAGAACATTCGTAAATCAAGAATCATATTCACTAGACCACATTTCCCATATTGAACTGGACAAGAAGAAGATTGATTATTCAGAATATGGAAACCTGCATACACTTTACAAGAACAACTATTCGTTGTATCTAGAATACAATGTCAAGGACGTTACACTTGTAGAAGACCTAGAAGACAAACTTGGTCTACTGGAATTGACCATGACCATGGCTTACAATGCGAAGTGTAATTATTCAGATACCTTTGGAATGGTAAAATACTGGGAAACCATTATCTACAACTTCCTCAAAGAACAGAAGATTCAAACACCACCACAAAAATTAGAAAGGACTAAACATCATTCTATTGTTGGTGCATATGTTAAGGAACCGATTGTTGGTAAACATGATTGGGTTATGTCATTTGACTTGAACTCACTCTATCCACATATCATTATGCAGTATAACATATCCCCCGAAAAGATGATTAAGGGTGATATCATGACTCTCAATATTGATAAACTATTGAATCGTGAACATGACTTATCCGAACTTAAAAAACAGAATTGCACTGTTACACCTAATGGTGTAAAATTCACTAGAGACTTACAAGGTTTCCTTCCCGAACTTATGGAAAAATTCTATGAGGAAAGAAAAGAGTGGAAGGGTAAAATGATTCAATACCAAATAGAAAATGAATCATGTAAAGACCCTGCAAGAAAGAAAGAGTTACAAAGACTTATTAAACGTGCATATAACAATCAACAGGTCAGAAAGATTGCACTCAATAGTGCCTATGGTGCTCTTGCGAATCAATACTTTGCATTCTTCGACCCTAATCTTGCAGAAGGTATTACAACTGCAGGTCAAATGATTATTAAAACTGCAGAGAACACTATAAACACTTTCCTCAATGATACACTAGGAACGGACGAAGATTATGTAATCGCAATGGATACTGATTCGATTTATGTATCCTTTGACAAAATGGTACAGAAGTTATTTCCCGAAGGTACACCCAAGTCTAAGATTGTCGATTTCCTAAACAGTGCAGGACAAGACAAAATTCTTAACGTATTGACTAAAGGATATGACGACCTTGCAGAATACACCAACGCCTACCAACAGAAAATGGTGATGGGTCGGGAGATTATTGCTGACCGTGGTATTTGGACTGCAAAGAAAAGATACATTCTAAACGTATTAGACAATGAAGGTGTAAGACTTGCAGAACCTAAACTAAAAATGATGGGTATCGAGACTGCAAAGTCCAGTACACCACAATGGGTTCGTAAGAAGCTGACCGAAGTGTTAAAGGTTGTCATGAACGGAACCGAAGATGAAGTATGGGACTTCGTAGAGACTGCACGAAAGGAATTTAGAAACCTTCCTGTAGAAGAGATTTCATCTCCAAGAGGTTGCAACAATCTACAACAGTATTCAGACCAAACAAACATTTACAGTAAGGGTACACCCATACACGTCCGAGGTGCATTACTGTATAACCACTTACTCAAGAAGAAGAACGTTCACAAAAGATATGAGAACGTAAAGAATAGTGACAAGATACACTTCACATATCTTACAGTTCCAAATCCAATCAACGAAAACGTGATATCGTTTATCAATGTCCTTCCAAGAGAATTTGAATTACATGGATATGTTGATTATGACTTGCAATTTGATAAGTCATTCATCGAACCACTTAAGAACATCATAACATTAATTGGTTGGAACGTAGAACCAGTTGCATCATTGGATAGTTTTTTCGCATGAAAAGAATGACATTATGGGGTGAAGTAGAAGAACCTAATACCAAAGACTGTTCGATTTGTGGTGAAGAGAAACACATTCATGAGTTCCAATTAAGAAGTGGTAAGAAAGAAAACTTCCAAGATACACGAGAGAATAGACGTAACGAATGTGATGTTTGTAAATCTAAATTGAACAAACAGACACGAATTGCAAAAAAAGTGGCAGGTAAGTGTCCCGATAATCATAGTTGTCCTATATGTGGAAGGAACAAGGAACAACTAAAAGGTGAACATAATGGCTGGCAGAATAAATCTCCATTTGTTCTTGACCATGACCATGAGACAGGTGAACCTAGAGGATACATATGTCAACACTGCAATATAGGACTTGGTAAGAATGGGTTCGATGAAAATATCCAGTCACTAAAAGATGCAATTGAATACTTGGAAACAACCTAAATAGATATATGGCATATAGTAGAAAAGTAGTAGATAGATTCGAAGACGTATTAAATAACCCTTCCAAACACGGAGTTGGTAGATTCGACCCCAAAGACCCAAACGTTGCAACAGGAATGACAGGTGCTCCAGCGTGTGGAGACGTTATGAAGTTGGACTTAAAGATTAATCCCGATACAGATACAATAGAAGACGTTAAGTTTAAAACTTATGGTTGTGGAAGTGCAATCGCAAGTTCTTCACTCTTTATTGAAATGTTAACTGGTAAGACAATTGCAGAAGCAAAACTTATAAAAGATAAGGAAATTGCAGCCGCACTAGAGTTACCACCAATCAAATTACACTGTAGTGTTCTTGCAGAAGACTCAATAAGACAAGCAGTAAAAATGTGGGAAGAAAAACAATCTCACCGAAAACACAACCAGTATAAATAAAGTATGGCAACAAAATTTAAACAAAGTGAATTCCATGTAACAGTATCTAAAATCGTAGATGGTGATACAGTTGATGTGGATATTGATTTAGGATTCTCTACAATTCTCAAGAAACAGAGAGTTCGCCTTATGGGAATCGATACCCCCGAATCTAGAACAAGAGATAAAGTAGAAAAGTTATTTGGTAAAGCATCTAAGAAACACTTACAACACTTACTTTCAGAGGGCGAAATAACACTTATCTCTCATGATAAAGGAAAGTTCGGAAGAATCCTTGGAGAATTATTTGTTAGTCATGTTGAATCAGACGAAGATTGGATGGACGAATCAGAAGGTCATCAAACATTTGAATCTACTGAAAGAGTATCAGTCAATCAACAAATGATTAACGACTCACACGCAGTAGAATACACTGGTGAAAACAAAGATACAACTACTGCAAGACATTTAGAACATAGACAAATACTATTAGAGAGGGGAACTGTTACTCAAGAACAGATTGATAAGGTCTCATGATTATAACCCCCATGGATTGTTTCTACATTTTGATGATAGGACTTATCGTAAGTGGGTTAGTTATAATAGAAATACAAATCTTTTCACTCAAGTCTCTTGTCTCTAAGTACATTGACGTAAGAATGCACAAAGGTGAATCAATGCATGATTTATCTCTAAAAAATACTAAAAAACCACTTACAAAATAGAACATCTTATTGTATAATAGATTATACATTATGAGAGGTGTTAAATTATGAGTATATTAAAAGACCTAATCAAGGCAAGTGGAAATGAGTACGCAAGTATCGTTTCCGAAGGAGTTTCAGCTGGTGACGTTGATGAATTTATCGACACTGGTTCGCATATTTTCAATGCACTCCTAAGTGGTTCACTATACGGTGGATTACCTTCAAACAAAATTACTGCAATCGCAGGTGAATCTGCAACTGGTAAAACCTATTTCGCATTAGGAATGGTTAAACAGTTTCTAGAAGACCATAAAGATGCAGCTGTAATTTACTTCGAATCTGAATCTGCAATATCAAAAGATATGATTGAATCAAGAGGAATAGACTCATCAAGAGTTGTTATTGTTCCTGTTGTTACAGTTCAACAATTCAGAAATCAAGCAATATCCATACTGGATAAGTATGCAGAAACCCCACAATCCAAACGTCCTAAAATGATGTTTTGTTTAGATTCCCTTGGTATGTTATCAACTACTAAAGAAATCGAAGACACTGCAGAAGGTAAAGAGACTAAAGATATGACTCGTGCTCAAATCACCAAAGGTGCATTCAGAGTCTTGACATTGAAATTGGGTAGAGTTGGAGTTCCGATGATAGTAACGAACCACACATATGATGTGATTGGTTCTATGTTCCCTCAGAAAGAAATGGGTGGTGGTAGTGGACTGAAATATGCAGCTTCATCAATCATATTCTTATCTAAGAAGAAAGAAAAAGAAGGTACTGAAATCATTGGTAACATCATTCATTGTAAGAATGCAAAATCAAGATTGACAGTTGAAAACAGAATGGTTGACGTAAGATTATCCTATGAATCAGGGTTGGATAGGTATTACGGGTTACTCGATATGGCATTAGCATTTAATGTCTTTACAAAAGAGGGAACTCGTGTTAAACTACCTAATGGTAAGACAGAATTTGGTAAGACCATTAACAACAACCCGACAAAGTTCTTTACTCCCGAAGTAATGGAACAATTAGAGACACACGCACAAGGATATTTTAAGTATGGAACAAGCGAGAATAGAACAGACGATACTCAAGAATCTGATTCAGAGTGATTCATTTGCACGGAAGGTGCTTCCTTTTTTAAAGGCAGAGTACTTCACCGAGACCGATGAAAAGACTGTATTTGACGAGGTAAGTAATTACTTTGACAAATATACCAAAACTCCAACAATAGAGGCACTTCTCATAAATTTAGAGAACAATACCTCATTACAAGATGGGATATTAAAGTCCTCTAAAACTATTGTAAAGGAAATTGGTTCACAACAAGACGAAACCCCACAAGAGTGGTTAGTAGACGAGGCAGAAAAATGGTGCAAAGATAGGGCTATCTACATCGCTGTCATGGACTCTATAGAGGTGCTTGATGAGAAGTCTCAACGGTCACGAGGTGATATACCCGAAATTTTAAAGGATGCACTTTCCGTGTCTTTTGATACACATATTGGTCACGACCAATTAGAAGATTCAGAAGAAAGATGGGAATTCTATCATACGGAAGAAGAGAAGATTCCGTTTGACTTAGAATACTTCAACAAGATTACTAAAGGTGGAATACCGAACAAGACTCTAAACATATGTCTTGCAGGAACTGGTGTTGGTAAATCATTATTCATGTGTCATATGGGTGCAAGTCACTTAATGATGAACAAGAATGTACTTTACATTACACTTGAAATGGCAGAAGAGAAGATTGCAGAGAGAATCGATGCAAACATTCTGAACATTCCTATTCAAGACTTGGGTGAAATGACCAAGAATCAGTTTGGTAAGAAGGTAGATAAACTAAAAAACAAGACTCAAGGTAAATTGATTATTAAAGAATATCCTACTGCATCTGCTCATGTTGGACATTTCAGACACTTATTACAGGAATTAGAAATCAAGAAGGATTTCAAACCCGATATCATATTCATTGATTATCTAAACATATGTGCAAGTCATAGAATCAAGCCAGGTGCTGGTGCAAACTCATATACACTTGTTAAGTCAATTGCAGAAGAGTTAAGAGGACTTGCAGTTGAGTTTGACGTACCGATTATGAGTGCAACTCAGACTACAAGAAGTGGGTTTGGGTCAACTGATATCGAATTGACGGATACTTCGGAATCATTTGGATTACCTGCAACTGCAGATTTAATGTTTGCATTGATTACTAGTGACGAATTAGAAGAGTTAGACCAGTTAGTAGTTAAACAGTTAAAGAATAGATACAATGACCCGACAATATTCAAGAGATTTGTTATTGGTATTGACCGTGCAAGAATGAAGTTGTACGATTGTGAACAAGAAGCACAAGAAGAGTTAGTTGATTCTGCAATAGAACAAGACGATTCGACACCAGTGTTTGATAGAAACAGGTCTGAAAGTAAATTTGGAGACTTTAAAGTTTGACCTAAATAGTAATATGAAGAAGAATTTGAAATCCCGTGAAGTTCTTGACGAGTTACAAAAGAAAGTTGACTTGAAAATCGCACTAAGGGACGCTAAAAAAGAACACAATGACGAGGACGTTGAGACATTATCTAAAAAAATTGATAAAATAGACACTAAATTGTCCTCGACACCATTGCAAAAAATATAAATAAACGTAATAACATATTTAATTAGGATAGAATTATGGCAGCAACATCGGGAAATACACATATAACAGACGGAATGATTTTCACTCAAGAGACGTGTGACTCATATCTTGCAGAAATCAATACTGCTGAAGAAAGGTGGGAATGGATGACAGGTGTCACTAAAGCATGGGTTCTAAAAAAGTATACTCATGACGGAAGTGCTTTTACAGGTTCTACAGCAAGTTCTGAAACCATTGACGGACACGAAACATATGCTGGTTCTCATTTCTTCTTACCACATTGGAGAACTGCAAACGGTTCAGTTACAGAAGTAACAGCAGACCCCGAAACTCATTCATATGACCAGTGGAACAAATTCACCAACGATAGGTCAGCATGGGATTCAGAAGCTGCTACGTTGAAATCAGACTTTGACATTATGAAAGCAACTCATGTGGAAATGCTTGCAACAGTAGATTAATCCTAAAAACTTCACGTTTTTAAAGGGTCGTTCAGACCCTTTTTTTGGCATTACATTTGCAAATGACTAAATAGTATGGTATACTTACAATATTAATTGCAACAGACTAAACTTATGGCTGGAAAGAACTTACATTTAGAACACCTCGAAGACGAAATCATTAACTATGGAATCGCAGGTGGTCGTGCATCAATCAATTTCTTAAGAGAGTTAAGAGATATGATGAAAGGTAATGCATCAGGTCGTGTTAACATGACTGTTAAATGGGACGGTGCTCCTGCAATTTGGTGTGGCCCTCACCCCGAAACAGGAAAATTCTTTATCGCAAAGAAATCACTATTCAATAAAGGTGGTGCATTGTACTATTCTAGTATAAAAGAAATCAATGACACTTCCGACCTAAACGGTACACTTAAAACAAAATTTACAGAAGCATTCAATGCCTTTTCAGGTGTCGGAATGAAAGAAATCCTGCAGGGAGACTTAATGTTTACTTCGGGGGACAAAAGTACCACTAAAATGGACGGACAAGAATATATCACATTCCAACCAAATACAATTATGTACGCAGTTCAGAAGGATTCTAAGTTAGGAAAAGAAATAGATAAAGCAACACTAGGTGTAGTGTGGCATACAACTTATTCAGGGTCTACAATCGATGGACTATCTGCATCATTCGGTGCAAAACTTCCACCTTCAACGTCTAAGGTTTGGCAAGACGATGCAACTTACAAAGACACTACTGGTTATGGAAACATGACTGCACAAGAAACACTTAAACTTACACAAGCACTTACTAATACAGGTAAAGCATTTCATGGTATCACTGGGAAAGACCTCAAAAAGTTCAATGACGTACAGGGAGTTCTTAATTCAAAAGGAGCTGCAGGTGCATCGTACAAAACATACACTAACACCCTTATCCGTAGTAATAAATGGAATCCCAATGGAAAAGACTACCTTGCACACGTTGAGAACTACTGGAAGGATAAAATAGTCGCAAAAGTTAAAACACAAAAGACTAAAGATATCAAGATACAGATTGGTAAAGATATCATGAGAGACTTAAACACCATTAAAAAGATGGTAGACAACCTTGCAAAATTCCAAGGATACTTAATTGAATCAAAATCATTGATTGTTACTGCTCTAAATAGAGTAAAGAGTATAGGAACTTTTGTAAAGACTGATAAAGGTTTCAAGGTTGTAAATCCCGAAGGATATGTTGCAATTGACTCAGACGGTTCTGCAGTAAAACTTGTGGATAGAATGGAGTTCAGTCAAAACAATTTTAACGCCGCTAAGGCATGGGACAAGTAATGGATATTTACGACTTAGAAATCACCGAATCAGAATACCAAGGGAGAAAGGTTACACTTAACTCACCTTTTAGATTGCCTTCAGGTAGTGCAAAGAAATTTGGTGTCTATGTCATGAACGATAAAAAGAATGTAGTCAAAGTTACATTCGGTAGTGCAGAAATGGAAATCAAACGTGACGACCCTAAAAGATTAAAAGCATTCCGTTCAAGAATGGGTTGTGATACAGACCCAGGCCCAAAATGGAAAGCAAACTACTGGTCATGTTGGCAGTGGAGAAAGAACGCAAAAGTACAGGACGACTTTAGAATGAGTACATTCGGAGAGTTCCTAGGTGAAACTATTCAAGTACCCATAAGTATTGGAGACGTAGTTCTAGGTGGAAAGTTTAAGAACAAAAAAATGATAGTAAAAACTATTGAAAAAAACGAGAAGGGTGATATACTATTAAATGGTAGACCCATGTTAAAGTTTAGGATAATGAATCAAGATGAAAACGTTTAGAAAATTTAACGAATCTGCAAACAAAAAAGCAGTAATTACTTTTGGTAGATTTAATCCACCGACTGTAGGTCATGGTAAACTAATTGATGCACTTAAGAAGGCATCGAGTGGTGGTTATCAACCTTTAGTTTATATGTCTCATTCCCAAGACCCAAAAAAGAATCCATTAGACTACAATACAAAACAGAAATGGATGAACAAATTCTTCGGAAAAAAGGTTACTGTTGTTAAATCAAATGCAAGACAAATATTTCAAATCGTAACAGAATTA